AAGGCTGCGCCATTCCACCAGAGGTGTGCAGGTTTGTAATGATTGCTATGTCAGATATTTGTTCATAATCGCGCATACGCGGATCATCTATATCGCAGACAAAAAATAAATCTGATTGAGCGTCAGTATCTTTCCAAGCTTTAATGAGCCTTGACGCGTTTTCTGGTCGTCCTCTTGTTGGTACAATGTAAACACTTTTCATTTTGTCCCTCTTTATCGTGTTCTTTTAAATGTTGGAATAACATCTTTCTTAATTCTCTTAAATCTGTTAGCACCTCCTCAGCAAAACCGTTTGAAACTGGACGGCTGTTTTTTTCAGCACGCGCAGCAAATATAGCAGCCACCCCAGATATCGTGGCAGCTGCTATAACGCCCAACTGTATGAGAAGACTATCCACGTCCCAATTGATCCTTAGGATTTACATAACGCAATAGAGGTGGAAGCACTGCTGCTAGAGCTGCGCTTGTTAAACCCTTAATTGTTACATCACCAGTGGCGAGGTAATAAGCAATGGCGGCGCTAAGTGCTGCGCGGCCCCAAGAAGCCGCCACCTGCTGCGCCGTCTTGATTCGCTTCTTCTGTTTTGCGGTTGTCATCAGTTTTCTCCAAACCTAATGCAGAGATTAATGTAGCTACTTGTGCGGAGTTTAATGCTATCTCAAAGTGCATTTCATCCTTGCGATATCTGTAGTCGCCGCCCCACTTTAAACCATACTTACGACAGAGCCTTCGTATGGTCTTGTCTTGCTCTTTGTTAAAGGTATTAACGGCCCCTAGTGGATGCTTTGTAGCGTTTAGATCAATGGCCGTGCCACTAGCGTGATTAGAAATGACCGTCTGGGTTCCACGGACTTTGCGATAGCAATAGCCCCAGTCGTCCAACTGACCCTCATCTAAAGGTTCAACTAGGCGATGGAAGTCGGCGGCGAATGCTATAAGCAACGGCGCTACAGGCTCGGCAATACGAAGCTTTAAATCAGTGCCTGGTACGCGCTTGCGGATGATAGCTATCTCTTCAGAATCGGCTGAGGCTGGCCAACCGTTCGCGCTTTTCTCCATACAAGCATATTACTTCCTCAAGAAAGTTCTGTCACACTCTTGAGGAACTATCCCTCAAGATTATGCTGAGGGCTTGCCTAGGCTTAACCCTTCGGGGATTGGCTTGGAATAATCCCATTTAGCAATATATGCGCCTTTCCCATCATCTTGAAGATAAATGCCTAAGTTCTTAAAATTATCAGTAGGCTTTATTTCTGGATATGCTGCAATAATCTTTTCCCATAGTTCCATTTTTTATGCTCCTAAATATGTTACTGCACAATAATTATTAGTTTCGCCGCCTGAGCAATTTACGCTTCCACCTTGTGTCTGAAAAACAAAAAGTTCAACATAATCTGTTGCAACCAAATCTGCTACATAAGAAAGCGTAAAGGCTGTGCTTTCATCAGTTGAAGTATTCATAAGAACACCTGCCGTAACTTGCGTTCCATTTTTGAAAAAGGCTGCGCTTCTTAATCCTGCTTCTGCTCCCGCAACTTGATTAAATTGCACCTGAGCATCAAAACTATATTTACCGCCTTTGCCAGAAGGTATAGTAAATCGGCTTGTATTTGTTGAAGTGCTGTGGAAAGCATCTGTATCAAAAGACTCAGAACCATAAGTTAAAGCAGTAGCAGTATTATTTGTTATGGATTGATTTCCGCTTAAATATGCCTTGCAACCAACAAATCCACTAGCAGCAGGGGCAGCCCATTTGATCCCTGTCGTTTCCGCAGAATCCGCTACAAACTTCGGCACAATCTCAGAGGATTGTTCTAAAGACCAAGGGCCTTTAAGTCCTCAGCAGTAAGGCCAAGCGCAGCCAGTTTTGCCTGTGCTGCTTCTTTCTTGGCTTTGATTTCATTTTCGGCTTCAACATACTTTGCAGCACTTTGTCTATCCAATTCTAGTTGCTTTAATTCTTCGGCGGTCATATCTCTTTCTATAATTTCGCCTGTTTCAACATTGTGGATTTTGATAATAGTCATTATTTCACTCCATATACATAGACAGTTCCAGCGTTTAGATTACCAGTTTGGCAAGCAAACTTTAAGGAAGTAACTGCGTTAGTTTGATTGTAATAACCCTGACCCCATTGATCACTAAGGTTGGTGGGTGTGGTCCAATCGTTATTTACAGAAGCATAACCAATCATCTTCCAAATGCTTGTATTATCATACTCATAAATATCAATCCAAGTTATTCCAGTATTTGTGCCATCGTCTGCAGTTTGGCCAATGTAAAACCTATCACCATTAAAAGTCGTATTAGTGTTGGCTGGATTGTTAAAATCTAAAGTCCGATATCGATTAGCTCCACCATCTCCATTAATTTGAAATGTAAGTCTATCGTTATCAGTTGCAGGATCAAAATTGACAATAACTATATGTAAATTTCTGTATCCGCTAGGAATGCTGCTTACTGTTGTTGATGCGCCAGTTAAAGTTGTGCCACCTGTATTTATCAAAGTCATTCCACCTGCAGCAGGGGCAACCCACTTCAGCCCTGTTGCCTCTACGCTATCCGCTACGAGTGTGTGGCCATTAGTTCCTACCGCTAGGCGACCTACCGTATTATCGGCAGTGCCTACTATGAGATCGCCTTTGGCATCTACAATAGACGCCGATATACCTGCGGCATCGCCAAAAAATAAGGCAGCTGAATCGCTTACAAAATATAACGTTCCTGCGCTGTATTGAGCTAAGGCTAGAGATGCAGATGTGTTTACTGTTGCAGTACCAGCTGTAATCGTTGCTGTACCTGCTCCTCTGTTTTGGATGACTAAAGTATCTCCAGCGTCAAAAAGCCCACTATTAACCGTACAGGTCACAGATCCAGAAGTATTAAATTCTATGCGTGTGCCTTTATCCGCCGCCGCTAATGTGTAGTTAGCAGTCTTAACGCTAACGGTCTGGTTAAAGTCGTTAGCTTGAAGCGAATTGACCTGAGCTGCGGTAAGTACCTGCCCAGTGGTAAAGGTCTGTTTAGCCATATATCTCCTTAATAAGCGAGCGAGTCCTCATTTAGTAGGCCATCTACTAGAGAGTCTAGCACGAACCCACTCGCGAACGGTTGCGCGGTGGTAAAAGTAGTATTAAACGAATTAGGGGTAATGTCATAAGCGACGCCAGTTATTACCGTATCGCTCTCTACGTTACCACCTTGCAGCACCTGTATTACGGTAATGGGATCATAGACGTCTAGCTCCAGAGCTGCAGTAACGCGATCTGGACTTGCGCCATCATATGCATCTAGGGTTAAAGATTCCAGACGTAGGTCTGCTCCTACCTCCTGGCGACTTGCTACGATCATAAGCGCCTGATTTAAGGCATCTGTATCAGTCTGCGCTATGGAGCTGCGATTACGGCTATGCTTAAAAAATGTATCGATGCTGTCTACGTTATTTACTGTTTGAGGTGTACCGCCAGTACGTGTAACAGTGCAGCTGTTAATAAGTCCAAAATCTGATAAATCAAAAGCTACCTTTTGATAGGTAATAGTGCCAGGTAATCCAGTATCGCTAAACACTGTGGCTGTACCGCCAGAGGCTGTAATTATGTCCTCTCTAGACCTAAAGGTGGCGTAGCCTTGCTGGTTAATATAAAAGGCTCCTAAATCTGTAGCCTCTACTGTCTGACAGGCTGATAGAGCTGTCCTAGTACTGCCTGTATCTGCCTGTACCGTCGTATCTGCAGTCGTAGATATAGAGCGCATACCGCCAGGCCACTCAGCGGCGTCTAAGATGCTCGTAATTCGCTGAGCTGTAGTCTGCCCAGCTGTCCCACCTGTAACAGTTGATATAGACGCTAGGTTTAATAATTGAAAACCATCTACGCAGTTAAGATCTACAAAGGCAGGATCGAATCCTGTAGGACTACTGTATTTCCAGGACTGTACGTACATAGATCCTAATGCGTACTCTTGTCCTGCAAAAGTACCTATAAATCTAATCTTACGCATTGGTAATATTTTTCCGTATAGTGGACTTAACGTATTAGCAGGGTTAAATAAACCTGTTTCATCGATTAGGCGCACCGAT